CTTCTTTACTTGTAATATATTTTGCTATTTGCGAATTGCTTAACCCTTTTAAATAACATATTTCATTTACTATTCTTTGTTCATTCCATTTGTATATTTCAACTATTGCTGTCGGGTCATTTGTATAACCGAAATCGACACCGTAACCAAGTAATCTTGCTTCTTGTGGTATTTTATCTATTGTTTGCCAATTATTGAATATAACTCCTTCTAAAGTTCCTATCTGTCCAAGTCCGTAAACCCTCCACCAATTATCCCAATAGCTTGATGTTTTTGCTTTTTCTTTTGCACGTTCAATTTCTTTTACAATTGAATTATCTAATGCTTCGTTATCTTTATAAGTTAATATTATAAAATCCGAATTTTCATCATTCATTAATTCAGTATGCACCCAAAATTCATTTGTTGGGTTATAATCTAAATAAATAAACTTTTTTGTACGTATGCTTAACTGCTGATAACTTTCAAAAGTAACATTATTACACTCGTTAATAAACAATATATCACGTCTTGCTCCTCTTAATTTATCTGGTTGGTCTGCACTAAAAAATTCAATATAACTTCCGTTGCTAAATTTGTAAGTTAAATTAGATTGATTAAAGTTATTCTGATTATAATTATCAGTCCACTTCATTATTTTTAAGAAATCTTTTAATGCACCACGTTTTAAATGTGGTATTGATTCAGAAACAACTGATATTTCGCTGTTAGGGGTTTGTATAGCGTATTGTATTAAAAAAGGTAAGATAGTAAATGTTTTAGAACTTGATGTTCCACCCTGTACTATCCTAATCCGTTTTTTTAATTTAGCAATTTTACTCTGCGCTGTCGTTATCTGTAACATCTAAATCAATTTGTTTAAAGATAGGTTTTTCTACTTCTTCTGTTACTTGATGATTCATTGAAAGTTTACGTAATTCTTCTGGTGTTGCAATTAGTTTCATTAAAGCCATTTGTAAAGCAGGAGCATTAGATTTATACCACTTTGAACGCATTGATACCTTTAATTCTGTTCTATTTGTTTCTAATAACCCTTTTAGCTCGTTCAATTGGTTAGAATCAGGAGGAAAAAACTCATAAAACGTAGGTTTTGCACATGGTAAAAAAGCAACTATATCTTCAATAAAAAATAGTTTATGTTTTACAACAACTTCTTTAGCTTGTTCAAATATCTTTTTTCTATCGTATGCCATAATAATTTATTTTAGTTCAAAATTTGCTGTTATCCTATTAGTTGAATCACCAATTGTAATACTATTACTTTTGCTTTTACCTCTACCTATTCTTGAACAGTTCCAATCTTTTAATTTTTTTAAAGCATTTATTAAACTTGGTGCTGATGTAACAATACTATATCTATATTTTTGATTCTTATACATTTTACCTATTTCATTTAAGAACTTAATACCTATTCCTGCTCCTTGATAATCTGGTAATATAACTAATCTATGAACCTTTTTAATATTTTTAGCTTTTGGATGTGGAAAATGTAATACACTTAAAAAACCTGCTATTTCATCATTTACTGTTGCTATAAATACATGTGCTGCATTATTGTGAGAATGACTTAGATAATGGTGCTTAGCAAACATCTTCCATATTGACTTATCTCCTGTTTGGTATATTTCAAATTTAATTTCTGGTCTATTTTTTTTTTGCCCTTCAAAAGATTGAAAGGTCATTGTATCAGTATTAAAAACCCAATCAGGCAGGAGCCAATCTTGTACATCAAAATGACAAGTAACTGCTATAAATTTTTTATCCGTCTTTCTGATTGCTTTTTGCATTGCAAATGAACCTATTTGAGCAACATTTCTATCTACAACAGATGTAAACTCATCAAAAACAAATAACTTATTTTGTTCTAATATTGCTCTTGCTAAATCAACACGCATTTTTTGACCATTAGATAAAACAGAATAAGGTTTTAACCAACTTGGAGGACTTGAAAAACCAACTGAATTAAATGCTGATGTTATTTGTTCAACACTACATTCCTTTGGCATATCATCTAAAACAGTTTCAGCAGAATATTCATAAGATGTTAAATAAGCATCTTCAAATAATTGTTTTGCTATTGTTGTTTTACCTGTTCCGCTTTTACCTACAATTAAACCTATTTGCCAATTATCTGGTATATCAATATCACCTTTAAAATGTTCAATTATATTTTCAGATTGTAAATCAAATTTACCAATAACTGATGCCACTCTAAATGTTTTAGTTGGCTTTACTTCTTTTATAATGTCAAAAGTCGGCATTCGTATCCTTGTTCAATTAATTTATTATAACTATTTTCTTGATGCTCTTCATCATTACATACAATTTCAATTCTATATAAATTATCTATTGTACTTGATAAATCTTCTTTTTCTTCTGCTTCTTTAAATACAGGTATATCTAATCCCCATTCATCTAATAATTCTGATTCCCATTCATTAGCTAACATATCCCAATCCCATTCACCAAAGCCTACATTATCCTTTACTATAAATTCGTCTTTTTGTAGTTCTGTTAAGTTTTCAGCCTTTACGATATATACTTCTTTTAACCCTGCTTCCTTACATGCTTTCAATCGCATATTACCACCAAGTACAATATTGTTTTCATCTACTACGATTGGCCTTAACTCAAGCATTTGTGGAAAGTCATTAATTGACTTAACAAGTTTTTTGAATTTATCGTCTTTTATTAAACGTGGATTCTTTGGGTTCGTCTTTACCTCGTTTATTTTTAACTTTAATACATTCATGATTAATCAATATTATAATTTTCGTAAACTCTTTTTAATTTACTTATCATTTCCCTCCAGCAACTATCACAACTTGTTGGCTCTGGTCTTACGTTAAACACTCTTGCGTAGATTGGTAATAGTTTATCTTGTTGGCTTGGTTTTATTTCGTTACGTTGTACGCTAAAGAAATCTTTTAGATATTCGTATTCGTTTTCAAGTAGACAATTAGGTTTATTGTAAGGGAACATCTTATTTAGGTATTCCTTTCTTTTATCGCATCCGCAATCTTCTCCTAATACGAATTTAGCTAATTTATCTATACCTGTTTTGTTTAATACTTTCTCTACTGTATCACCTAATCCTTTTGATGCTTCTATTTCTTTTTTTGTCCGTCTTTTTCTTGTTTGCTTTTCCATGTTATGAAATTTATTGATAGTTCTTTTAAATCTATTCTTAATTTTTCGTTTTCTTTTAGCAGCTGAGTATTGTAATCATTTAAACGCTCGTATTGTAACCAAAGTTCTTTATTACTTTCTGCTTTCTTTTGTAATGCTTCCTCTAAACATTTAAGTATATTAATAAAACTCATTTTCGTCTATTGTGTTTCTTAGTTTATTTTTACAGATTTTAATTGTGTTAAATATTGATGTAACACTAATACCTGTTTCCTTTGCTAATTGTCTCATGCTTTTGTCATCTGAAATGTAAACTTCAAATAGTCTTTTATCGTACCATTCCCATTTGTTCATTTCGTTTTGTATAGCTTCATCAATTCGTGTTTGGTTAGCGTGATATTCATTATCTATTTCCTCGTATCTTAAATGCCCCATTTCATCGAGACTAACTTTGTCAATCTTTGATTTAGTACGCACGTAAGTTAGGAAGATAGATTTTAAAACTAAATATATATATGCTTTGCTCACTTTACCGTCTTTGATTATAGCCTCAGGTGTTGTGTATTTCAAAATACGTAAGTACATTTCCTGCACTATATCTTCATAATATACCCGCTCACCAAACGATTTAACCATTAAAACGTATTCTTTGTGATGCTTGGCTACTATGTTAAGCCATTTTGAATCCATACATATATAATTTTTTTGTAAATATACAACTATTTTTAAATAAAAAAACCCAATCGTTAAACTGGGCTATTTGTTAAGTCGTATTCAAAGCAAATTATTCTATTATACATTGCGTTGTATATTTCTTTATAGTCTACTTGCTGCATTACTATGTTCATTGAATCATCATGTATTTCGTTTTCAATTACTATACGTTCTACATTATCATAAGTTCTAAATCTCCTTACCTTTATTCGTGGTCTTGGATTTATTAATGTTGGGTGTTTGCCTACTTCATTTAAACCGTAAGTTATTTCCATCTTTCTGTCCTCTGGAGTTATACCATTACGAACTGATAAACCTGCTTCTATTTTGCTTAATAGGTTTAAATCGTCTTTATGTATGTAGCTATGGAATAAGTTTGACATTGTAGAAATAATATATTCACTTGGCTTATAATACTTCATTGTTTTAACATCAAGTGCAAAACGAATATATCCGTTGTTAATTAAATAATTTTCAAATCCTGTCATATTTTTAAGTTTTATAATTCAGTAATTGTATTCTTTTCAAAATTCAACTCTCGTTGCAAATCAAAATTAGTTTTTTCTAATTCCCTATTTTTTTCCTGCAGCTTACTTATTTCAGTATTCAAGATTATAATTTCTTTCATTAAATCCTGTATCAATTCTTTTATTAAATTACTTGCTTTCATCGTTTTGAGTTTTAAAAAAGCACCCCGTTAAGAGTGCTTCCATTTTATGTTATTAAGTGCCTTACCTATTCGTTGTAAAGTTTCCGTGTTTAAACCGCCCTCATGTCTTAAAAACTTGTTAAGCTGTCCTTGTTGTAACTTACTACGTTGGCAAAACGCTCTCGGACTTTCGCACGTATTCTCAAAGTGAACTTGCATCGCTTTACGTGTTATTTCCTCAATGTTTATTATTGCATCTATTGCTTTCATGTTAGAAAGGTAAATCCGTGTGTTCGTCTTTTTGTTGTGTAGGATTAGCTGGGATAGGTGCATCTGCTTTGTATGGCTCTGTAATCTTAACAGAAAAGAAAGGCTTTCCGTCTTTTGTTTGTTTTACCCACATAGCTATCTGTTTGTCCACACCGTCTACATTTATTTTCCCTCTGTAAGTTGGTTGGTTTCCTGTTGCTGTTTCATTCTTGAAAATTGCTCCTGCGTTTGTGTTGTCGTAATCCATTGTATTTGTTTTTTAATTGTTACTTTTTAAAAACCCCTACATTTTTTAGTAAAAGCTAGCGGGATTTTACTTGTAGGGGTCTCACACTTTAAACTTAATTATGGTTTAAATTAAGGCTTTTAACATTTTATAGTATTCTCTTGCTATTTCTACTTTCTCGATAATCTTTTCAATCGCCTTTTCGTCACGTTCAACGATGTAACGCTTTACACGTAGTTTACTTGGTATGTTATCGTAATTGTGTTTCAATTGCACTTCGTGTCTTAAATCAATGTCCTCGTCAATTAGTCCCGCTTTCCAGTGCGCACGTCTTACTTCGTCCTCAACTATTTGTAGCGGTGTGTTCATTAAGCAATAAACTAACTCAGCTTGAGTCTTACCCGTGAGCCACATATAGCCTTGCAACTGCCAATAGTAATCCTTATTTTTTAAGTCAGCTTCAAACATAGGGTATGTATCTAAAGACCAACTGCACTTTATATCTGCCAAAAGTGAATCCGTGTTTATGTCAGGTTCGCCTGTTATATAATCATTTGTAAAACGCTCCGTGTTTTTAACTACAAAATCCCAATCGAATTGCTCACTTGCAAACTGAATAGCCTCATCTTCCATTTCTAAACCTTTGTCGGTATAGCGTGAACTAAACTCTTTACGATAGCCAAACTCTAACTCGTTAAATAAATCTTCGATGTAACTCTTTGCTGTTTGACTTAGAACCTCGCTTTTACTACGAGGCTCTGTCATTAATTTACCTAAACTTGAACAACGTACTATCATAACATTGCTTTTTGCTCGGGTGTTAACTCGAATTTTAATAAATCTTCTTTTTTAGCTTTACCCTCTTTGATTGCTTGTAATGCTTTTACAAAACGCTCATCGTTGATAGGTTGCTTTTTTGGTTCGTGTTTTACTTGTTCGCCTGAAGCGTCTGTATCTTTATCCGTAACCAACCCAAGCATACTTGCTAAAGCGTATCTACGGTAGTAAGTTATTCCACTACCAAAAGACTGATAATCATTCATGCCTTTTAATGCTACGGTTGGAATCAAAGTACTGCTTTCAATCTTTTCAGCACTTTCTGAATGGAAAATAACCGTGTTTAAATAGTTTACCCCATCATGTGAATTGATTAACTGAGTAAATCCAAGACCGTGTTTTTGTAGTAACGGATTAATCACTTTGAAAATAGCAGGTAAATCTGAATAAGAGTAACCGTACCCTTGTGTCCCTTTGTGAATTACAGGTACTTCTTGTTGAAAGTCTGCAATTGCTTTAAATAAATGTTTCATCGTTGTTTGTTTTAATTTCTACAAATATAGTGTTTTATTTTTAATACACAATACTTTTTTAAATATTTTTTTTATTTATTCTAAAATTAAATTGTAATCACTTAACAATTCGTATAGTCTATCTCTTATAATTTGAAGTTCTGGTTCGTCTTTTTCTGAGTACTTAATGTGATTTCTTAAACTTTGGTCTAAATCACAAACTAATTGATGCCAATCGTTTCCTCTCATTGCTGAAATAGCATCTTCTTTGTTTTCAAATTCAAGTGTTACTTTCATGTTCTTTTATTTATTAATTAATTCTATTAATGGTAATAGTATTCCTTTAGATGTATTATTGTCACCGCCTTTTTTATCTCTTGATGTGCCTAAATATTTTCTGCATTTATATTTTAACTCATCAATTTCAATAATTATACATACATTATCAGATATCCAATAACACCACCATTTGGCTTGTGATGTTGATATTCCACTTGGTTTACCTCTTGAGAAATATTCAACGTATATATTTTTAGTTTCTAAACATTTAAAATCTCTTTTAACTTCAATCTCACTACCTAATAATTCAAATAATTTAGTTTCAAAACTTTGACCAATTTTCAAATCATATTTAAAATCACTATTAAAGTTCATGATTTTTTATTTTAAGTTTGTATTTATCTATCAATAATTTGAGTTCGTCTTTTGTCCATTTGCGGGTAACATTTGCTATTTTGTCAAGTTCATCTAATTGCTCAACTGAATATCTTTTAACAAATCCTAAACGATAGTTGTTTATGTCTCCAGCTTTATCTTTGTTGCATGGTCTACTGCATTGAGCGTTTACATTTAGTTCGTTAAATCGCACGTTTGAATGCCCCCCCGCACTCCATAAGTGACCCGCATCAATGTTTCCTTGTCTCATTTGTTTTTGACAACTTATGCAAACTAATCCCTCATCTCGAAGTCTTATATATTTATTAAACACTTGTTGTGCCAACTTTAAATAGTCCTGAAGCGTTAACAAATCCTCTTTTTGTTTTTTGACTTTTTCTTTTTTAATCTTTTCGAGGTTCTTTAAAGCTAACTTAGTTTTAGAACATAGATAACAAAATTTGTCCGTACTTTTATAAGGTACAAAAATAGTTGAAC